TGACTATTTTCAAAGAGTCTAAAAGCATCGACAGCTGTAATAGTCGTATATACCACGTCGGTAGCCATAAGAGGCGTAGTAGTTACATAGCTTGTAATAAAGCCGCTAAACATAAAATAGGTATTACCCGCATATGTCGCGCTGATCTGCACCTTACGTAATGGTGTCAAAAGGCCAAAATATGGTCCCGCCGGATTTTGAGGGTTAAAGTCCCCCGATTGGTCTACAATTCTCAAAGTTAGAGTACCGGTTTGGAAAACATCGGCTTGAGCGTTACGGCCTCGTATAGTGGTAACACCGTCTACTTGGTTAGACACATCGACGATAAGAGTATTTTCATCGGCTAAAACGTTAGTACCTAATAAACCCTCGCCTAACACCATAGCCGGGCCGAACGATGGACCGCTAGAAAAGTTAATAACCGCGTTTATCGTAGGTACCGTCACTTTAATCTACCTGCCGTAGCTAAAGGGTTGCCGTCTCTTTCGATATTTTGGATAGTCCGTTGGATAAGATTACTAAACTCGTCCGGCTGAGCTATGACCCCTGCATTAATTGTAAGGTTATATTGAGCGGCGGCTTGAGCTGCATAGCGAGCACCGGATAGGGCAGCACTTAAACCTACCCCGGCGCTTAATCCTTGGTTTAATGACTCTCTTGCTACCTTGTTACTAAGGTCTATTTTAGTTAGGTCGATCATGTTTTTAGCAGCTGTAGAGCTACTACCTGTAACTTTACTACTACCTGCGCTGCCAGCTGTGCCGCCGGTTATGCCGGTGCCTACGCTGTTAAGTAACTTTATGTAATCTTGTAAGGCTTTAGCTCGAGCATCGTCGGCTCGTTTTTGAGCGGCCGAAACTCGATCGATGACCTCCATCTCGGCAGACTCACGTAACATATTGCTAGTTAGCATCGCATTAGTTGTATTGCTGAGAGCTGCAAGGCGAGCTATTTCTGTAAGTTGGATCTGTACTCTTTCGCTGTAGCTCTCTTTAGCGGCTAGCTCTCCGGAGGCCATAATTGCGGCGTTATATTTCTTAAACGCCTCCTCACGTAGTAGCTCTTTATCGCCCTCGGCTATCTTGGTAGCGTTGATATTACGTAGCTCTGTGAGGAGCTGAGTGTTAAGAGCTTGTAGAGCTGCATCATTAATAGTAGTAATGCCTGCTAGCTTGGCTAGATCGGCGTTTCGTTGTAGAGCTGCTAGCTCGCTAATCTTTCGTAGAGCTAAAGCGCCGTTATCCTCCTCGATAGCTTGTAGAGCTTCAAGGCGTAGGCGTGTCTCTTTGTCGTACGTAGCTTGTAGGGCCGCAGCTAGTGAGATCCGCGTAGAGTCAAAAACGGCAGCGGCTTTAGATAATGAAAGTTTATTCTTTTCGGCTAGTGCCGATTTCTTTTGTAGGGCTATTAATTCCTTTTGGCGCTTTACCGCATCGGCCTCAGCTTTAGCCGCCGCTCTATCGTTAGCTGTAGGTCCAGTACTCCCACCGGTAAAAAATCTACGAGCGCTAGCTCTTGGCTTTTTCATAAACCCGGACGGATCACCCTGCACTATGAGATCTACGAGAGGCTGCGTTTTGCGTATAAACTCGGTTACGAGATTAGCCGGTAAGTCAAAAGATGTTTTAATCTCGCGGCCTAGCTTGGCGATCTCTACAATTAATTTAGCCGTGCTTGTAGCTGCCCGATCTATATCATCGGTTAATTCTTTAATATCGTTATTACCGCCTAAAATTTTAAGAGCATCGACTAGGCCTTTACCGATAATCTCGCTAGCTTCATCGGCTTTAATACCGAGCTTGGCCATTTGAGACGTATAGCTTTGAGCCTCGAGAGCGGCTTGACCCTTAAAGCGAGCTTGTAAAATAGACATAGCTTTCTCAAAGCTAACGGTCTGTAGCTCAGTTTTACTTAGGCCTAAATTAAGAGTACGTAGTCCCCGGGTATTACCTAGATAGGCTTGCGTAAGTTTTTCCGATACTGTCGATACGCTTTCGCCTAAGCCGGCTGCGGCGTTAAGGCTAACGTTTAGTATCTCTTGAGATTTAGATAGGGACCCGGTAGCTTGTAAAAGAGCTATAAAAGACGGCTGCAAAAGGTCACGGTTTACACCGGTAGCAGCCTCTACGCTGTCTATATATTTATTAATGTCATCGCTAGCAAAAGCTAGGCCAAGGTTATTAACCGCTGCATTAAGGCGCTTTACCTCTTGGATCTGCTCGCCATAAGCAAGGATAGATTTTTTAGAATAAGCAACGAGAGCAGCTCCACCGAAAGCAACGCCGAAAGTACCGGCTAAAGATTTTAGCTGCCGCTGAAATTTAGATATCTGAGTTTGGCCTTTACTTAAAGCCTTGCCGTCAAAGGTAGTTACAGCATTAATTAATAGACTTGGTAGATTGGCCATTATGCACCGAGTCCGTATCGGCCTTGGTTAAAGGCGTTAATAGTGTTTGTAATAGCTGTTACTACAGCTAGCTCGGCTTTACCCTCGTCCTCTTTCCAAGCTCTAAAAATCATACGACCGCGCTCGGATTGTTTATCTCCGTAGAGTGGTCCCATCCGATTAACAAAAAACTCACCGGCATCCGGGTTATTAGATCGGTATCCTTTATTAGACGGCTCATTAGCTCGACCGGCTGTCTCATAGATAGAGCCGGCAGCTGATCTATTGCCTACAAAGTAAAGAGCTCGCCATCCGTTTTTATTACGCTTGCTTGGAGCTTGAGAGTAATAAATACCTTTTACTACCGTAGCGTGATCGTAAAGCGGAAAGAGGCGTAAGCGGCCCTCGGTGTTAAAAGTTCTAAAGGCTGAGTTACGAGCTGTAATTTTCTTGCCTACGGTGTTCTCGTTCCACCCGTAGAGATTACCCGGGACCGGAGACGGCGCATAGCCTCGAGCTTTATCTCGTAGCGGCACCATCACGGCCCGGATCTCTTTATTCATTTCTTTAAGTAGCTCGGGATCGATTTTACGTAATGAGCGGATAGTCTCTTTAACGCCGTCTAGACTTACGGGCATTTTCCGCCTCCTTAGCTTCATCGTTAAGCACTTGTATTAACATCCTAAACATCTCGGTATCAAGATCGAGTATCGCTTGAGGCGAGATCCCTAACCTAATTGAAAGCTGAGCCGTCAAATAAGTTAGCGAATCTCGCCCTAGCTTAAAGGTTCATCGTCTAAGACCTCGACCTTAGATAATGTATCGAGAAAATCGGCTCCGAAAGGTTTAACACTTTCGCCGGATGTGCGTAAGCATTCCCAGCTAAGGTAAAAGAGATCGGTCTGTTTCTCATCGTCCCTAAAGGCTTTGTGAAAACCTTTTTTAGCGTAGAGCTCAAAGGCGTACTCGATCCGTGGTGTTATCTGATGTTCAGTAACCTCACCGGTAGCCCTTGTTATTTTGAGTCGTGCCATTTGATTGCCCCTTTGTTAGTTTGTTATGGTGTTGTGTCTACTACAATAGCTGAATTACAGGTAAACGTAATTGATTGAGTCGAGATATCTCCGACAGCGCCGTTAATATCTGTTGTGTTATTTACCAAGATAGTGGTCTGATACTCCGGGTTAGTAGCTGAGACAGCCGCACTTGTTTGCTTTAGAGTGATAGGCACAGTAGTACCCCACGCAGCTTGGAGAGTCTGTAGTACCTCGCCGGTAGCTGTGTCGTTTAGAAAATCTAGCGTAATAGTTGAGGTTTCTAGGCCCTTGGTATAACGTCGAGCTGTGTCGCCCATCGCAGAAATTTCGAGCTCCTCAAATACGCGGTTAATCGTGGCGCTCGTTACGTGATCTGAGAGATCGACCGAGTTAAGGGTTACGACCACTCCATTACTTAAGAATATGGCCATGGCCTATTCCTCGCTTTCGGTTGTTGTTGGTGTTGGTGTTGGTTTTTCTTTTGCTACTTTAACCGGTGCAGGTTCGTCTACGATCTGCCCGATCTTTCGCAAAAACTTTAGATCATCCTCTGTATATGCCATTAGTTACTCCCAGCTCGTTAGTATTGATATGTCGATAGATGCCGTTAATAAATCGCCGCTCTGTACACTTAATACCGACGGCGCGCTAACGCTGCCAATATTCATTACAATAGTAGAGGCTGCTAGTTTCTTAAACACAGCGCACACTAAAGTTTCGATGCCCTGTAAATTGCCTTGGTTATCGTACATAGGCACATTACAAATTACGCGCAGGTTAGCCATAGGTGATATAGCTATATAGTCATTATTGCTTGGCGTAATGTATGGATCCGCCGGGACCACAATAACCGAGTTAGCGGTAATAGTTGGAGGCGGAAAACTATAAGTGTTGTAATCGTTTGGACTATTTAAGGCCGCAGCTACGCTAGCTCTAAGAGTTGTAATCGGGGCTGTCATCGTCTACCCGATCATGCTTAAAGGATTTTGATACCCGGCTAATAAACCGCGGATTTTGCCGATCATGCTATTACCGAGGCGATATGGCGACGGGCTAAAGCCGTCAATAGATACGCCGCCGGTCTGTGAGACTTGGCGAGCTTGCCATATGTCTACGGCCAAGATCATCGCAGCTTGGCGAACAGCCGGCGTAGATGCATAAGCTGTAGTTTTTGTATCCGGGCCTATAGCTTGGCCATAAGGTAATACACGTCTAAAATTCTCGTTCGCCGCTGTTTTCGCATATTGCACAAAGCTATAGCCGGCGGGCCAATTCCATGTGTACGGATTCCATATAAGGCTAGGGATTTGAGTAGCTGTCCCGGCGCTCCATGGGATTGTACCGGTAATTGTGTAGGTACCGTTAAAAGTTGAGCCGCATCCACTCAAGGTAATGCTCTGTCCCGTGGTAAAGATAAAAGGGTTAGCGATCATTACGGTAGCTATGTTATTTTGTAAAGTTGTGCCTACAACCGGTGCCGAGTCAAACCAAAGAAATTGATTTAATAAATCTTGAGCGGTTTGGCAGCACTCCTCGACCACGCTATCCGGATATAAATCTTGGATCCCGAGGTTATCGCGTAACTCTTGCTCGGTTACGTATGATGCCGGCACTTTTATCTCCTTAGTTAAAAAGGGCCGGTAGGGCTCAAAGGGCTAAGAGCCCTACCGACTATTCGTTTTTTATTTAGATTTTCGCAAACTTGATAATACCGTAAGGCATTTTTGCGATAGTTGCCATAAATCCGTAGATAGCGACCTGTACTTGTAGGTTCGATACGACGTTTACTGACATATAAGCCTGAGGTCCACGGTATACGGTGAAAGCCTCCGGAGCCAAGATAATGGCTGAGTTATCGTCTACCGCTGTTTGTGTAAAGTTACGATCTACGTATAGATCGAGTCCTAGTACATTACCGCGAATAGAGCCCGGACCTACTTGTCCTGCCGCGTTCATCGGTTGAATCGCATTATATATAGGTCTCTTTGTGGTATCTGTTGCAGACATTAATAGCTGCCATTGTGCACCGTTACCGATATAGTTTTGTGCAAAATAACCTGTGTTTTCATAGACGAGTTTTGCAGCTTGTGAGCTGTAAGCAATAACCCCATCGCTATCAGCTGTAGTAGCTGAGGCGTTAGTACCGGCAGCTAATAGAGCGTTAAGTACAGCGGTATCAATAGTTGTTAGATACGCATTTTGCAACTGATTTGTAAGCTCCGCATAAAAGTTTGGATCAGACCTTTCGAGCAATTCAACGCTTAGCGTATTCATACCGGCATATTTGCTTACTGTACCTGTTAGATACTCTGTAACCATACCTGTATTAGATACGGCTCCGGCTTCTGCCTCTACTGTTACGGTAGGTGCTACACCGGTACCACCACCGGCACTTGTAACGAGTGAGGGTACATTTATTGTCATGCCCTGATTTGGCAAGGTCCCCTGAGAACAGGCATCAATAGCCGGAGTTCCAAAGCGTGTATTAGTTACAAACTCTGATAAGTACTGAGTTGGATTAAATGCAGGGTTAGTAGAAAAGCTATCATCGGCTGCGGTTACGTAAAGGCGTGAATCATCGCTACCTAGTGCAGCTTTGATCTTGTGCTCTGTATATGTAGCCATGGAGACGATAGGAGTACGGACTTGCTGAGAGTCGAGTACGGATGGACGGATAATCTTACGAGCGGCTTCGACTTTTTCAGCCTCGACCGGTGTATCTACCGGAGTCTCCTCCGGTGTATTTGTTGGGGCTGTAGTCACAGCTTCCTCGCTTTCGGTTTCTGTTTCGGTTTCGATCTCTACGATTGTCGTATTAATCGTTGTAGTTTTTTCTTTCGTGCTTGTCGCAGCGATGAGCTCAGCTCGGGCCGCTGCAATATCAGTAACGGAGGCGCTAGAAAAGGCCGCACTCTCGACGAGCGATACCTCTTTGAGGACCGCCGCCGTAACTAACAGGTAATCTCCCATAGGCTTAGAGGCCGTTACATCGACCCCTACGGATAAGCCACTTACGAGATTTTCCTGAGCTAGTACTAGAGCATCTTGTCCTCGAGTGCTGCTAGATAACTTAAAGGATCCGTAAATACCCTCCGGAGATGTTCCCTCACTAAATGAAATGGCGCGACCTACCGGCTTATCCTGTTGGTGTTGCATAAGTAATTTTATTTTAGATGCCTCAGCATAAGTAATAGAACCGCGCTCAAACATTACCGGGCCGGCGCTTGTATTGCCGATCTCGTTGTATGGTGCAACGAGTCCGGAGATTACTCGGCGCTCTGTGTCTGCCGCTTGAATTTCTTGATTAAATGTTAGTAGCACTTGCATCTCCTAGGGGTGTTAGTTGTTCCATTTGTCGAGCTTGGTCTACATCAATTAAATTAAGAGTGAGCATCTTTTCAATTATTTCTAAACGCTCTTTAGCATCCACTCTTAAAAATGAATCGTCTATCGCAAAACGCACTTGATTAGATGAATTAGTTATATCGTTCATCGATAGACGATCCTCTATTGCTGATATGTATGGCTGTAGCGAATAAGCTACAAACTCTTTACGACCGTCTAAAATGTTTTGGTATGTCATTGAGTTATTCATATCGGCTGAGATGTAATACGCCGGCACGTTCATAGCGCGAGCGATCTCGGTGGCTAGATATTGTGATGCCTCGTTGTACATCATATCTTTAGGGCTAAAGCCAATATTTTCTACGCTGAGAGTCGAGGTTAAATATGCGGTACTACGATTTTGGCGAGCGGCTTTCCACCCGGCTAAAATTCCTTGGATCTGAGTCTCCGGTAAATCGGCACCGTTATTTTTTAATACTGTTGTAGCCATAGGTGTAGCTGCACTTACAGCGGCAGCTCTTTGTATATCGTAAGCTGCACGGATAGTAGTGCTTGCCGTTTGTAATACACCAGGTATTAAAGATTGGAAAGTAACGAGCGATCCAATACCGCTCATCGGTACTAAATTGCCGTCTACAAAATAATCTTTAATTTCTGTGCCGTATTGATTAGTCGTATATGTAACACGGTTATTAGCTACCCACTCAAAACCGGAGGGTCTACCATCATCGGCGTACAAACTTGTTACACGCCAGTAAGCGACCGAATAAAAAATCAAACTATCGACCGTAGCCGAAATGGTAACGCTGCGAGGCTGACGTAGATCCGGTTGCTCTAACCAAACAGGAGAGCCGAGTTTTTCACCGGTAGATTTTTTATATAAACATAAATCGATCGAGGAAATTACTCCGGCAATTAAATTACGGCAACGACTAACGCTAGCTACCTGTAATGCAAAATTACGATCAATACCTACGCCGTTATATCCGTATGTGCTATTAGTATTAAAGGATCCATAACCGTATGTAGTATCCATTACGGCAGGTGCGTACTGTGCCTCGACCTTAGATGCAGACTTTAAGCCTAGAGTTTGTAGTAATCCCATGGGAGCGATTTTCCCAAAATGTCAAGCATAAAATCAGTTATTTAGCATCGTGTCTACATATAAACTTTAGCCTCCCCGAGAGGTTGATTTAGGATATGTACGACCATCGAAATACCGATAGCTATATCAACCGGGCCGGCCGATTTTCTCCGGACTATACGCCATGAGCTATCGCTCTCTTTAGCTGCACAATTAGCAAAATGCGTAACGAGCTGATCTTGCCCCGAGTGAACGAGCCTTTTATTAGCTAGGCTTTCATAGAGGTCCCCGGATGCCTGATAACCCTTTTGCCCGGATATATCGGTTATGTGTACGCCGTTTATTTCGAGGCGCTTGGCTATTGAGGCTGTGGTGTACTTGTCATAACAGACCGTCCGTGGATAGAAATCTTTACACCACTTGGCAATATGGTCGGCCATATAAAGCTCATCGATCGAAACGTCCGAGTGAAAGACCTCAAGAACAGCTACACCGATCCGGCCATCCGGTAATACTTGGCCCATTACCAGCGAGCCATCGCGGCGCGACGGTGCAACATCGAAAGCGAATATCGTAAGCGGTCCCGGTGACATTTCTAGAGTTATATCGCTTGCATCCTCTACGGCCATATGCGGCCAAGGGCTTGCTGTGCTCGAGATCCATTGGCACAATAATTCCGTTTTGGTGGTCTCTATCGGCTGAGTAGCTACGGCCTCCTCTAACGCCTCCTCCGTTACGGTGTAACCGAGTGCCGGGTTAGCCATAGCCCACGCAGCTCTATCGGTTATCTTGGCAAATTGAGGCGCGCTATATTCATAAAAGCCAAAAGTCTTAGGTGGAAAGCTAAGAGCTCTTTCGCGTAGATCATTAAGCACAGTACTAAACGCATCACCGGCATTAGAGGTAAGTAGAGTTTGAGCATTAGGCCGGGCACGTGTTGTAGGTGTTGCAGCTCTAAACCCCTCCTCGCTAATTTCGCGTACCTCATCGATATAGAGTAGATCGGCCGTACGGCCACGGCTGCCGTCTCTCGTAGCTGCGACCACGTCGAGGCGAGCGCCGGATTTTAGCTCTATGGATTCTGTCCCATTAGCGAACCTGATCTGTTTGACTTGCTTATTAAGCTCGCTTGACTCCTCTATTGCGTAGGCCACTTGCCTAAAGGTGTCTAGGGCCATCGATCTATTAGAGCTCATAATGATCACGTTTTTAGATCCGAATAAATACAGGTGTGCGAGCATCATCATGCGCGCGAGATGAGTCTTACCCTGTTGCCTAGCGCATAACACCAAAGATGTTTTTTTAATAAACATATTTTCATCGTCTACAGATGTTATATCCCGGATTACAAAATCCTGCCACGGCAAAAGCGGTAGGCCTATGGACTCGGC